GACATATTTACGAATAGTTGCTTCAACATTTTGTAGATTTGGGTCACTTATTTCTTCAATAATGAAGTATCCTTTATACTCTTCCATTATTTTTGCGGCATTCAGTACACGAGATTCCTCTCCCAATTCATATTTCCCTCGTAGAATACTATCTTCATCTACACCAGAAAGATATGCTAACATAATTGTTTGAAGTTCTTCTTTATCCATTTCAGTTACAATGAATAAAACTTTTCGTGGTTCGCGTACAATGCCCTTAGAATCTAATTCTTCTATAAATCCACCTAATTTATGCGACCATCTTTTAGGGTATGCTAAATGACAAGCGTCAAAAATACTTGTCCTTGACTTACCAGCGGATGTACTCGCGCTCTTCAGAAAGAAGCATCCTTTTCTTGCGCCTCTACATACACTGCTAAACATTTTACCTTCTAGACTTGGGCCTATGCTTGGAGATTTTTTCAAATCATCAATTAGTGTATAAATACCTTCTGCGGGGTCACCTTGTTCATGACCGCCATTCAAAAAGTCATTTCTAATTTCAGAATAATCTTGTTCTACACTATTCAAAATTTCTTCAAGTGTAGCATTATTGAATCGTTCTATTATCTCTGCTTCAATAATAGGATTTTCTATATCTTTATCGTCAATATAATACTTACTAATATCATAATGAGATTTTCTCAATCTTCTTAGCAAAGAATATTTTTTGAGCCGCTCATAATAATATTTGAAGTTAGATAATTGTGCTTCATTCCATGCTTCTTTTAGAAACTCTAACCCATGCTCTGCTTTATATATTTGTGATATTGTAGTTCCGCCGCCTTCAATCTCTTGATCAACTTCGACTGGAGATAACGACATAACACCCGCTTCAAATAATTTCTTTATAGCATTGAAGCATATTCTCGCGGATTTAAAATCAAAATCTGAAACTTGGATATTTGGATATTCTAATAAAAGAACTGGCTTCTGCATCAAACTTCCGATTACTTGACGATAAGCATTAGTATCGGATAGCGTCATACAATCACTCCTTAGTCGTCAAATAATCCATCTTCCAAACTAACTTCTTTTCTTTCTCTTTTCTTTTCATTTACAGGAACAATATGTTCTACCATTTCTGTCGTAGCAATAGAAGTCGCAATTCCCGCGGCCTGTTCTTTCTTTCCTCTCTTCCATGCTTTCATTTTCTCAACCATATCCGGCTTAACAAAATATAAACTTTCAGATAACTTTTTTATTCCAAGAATATTATAAGCATATTCTAGACAATCAATAATTGTATCATCCGTATATCCATACTTATCAATTATAACCTTACGGTCTGCCCAAATACGTGGCCCTGGACTTTTGATACCAAAGATTTTACATACGCTATCTGCGAACTTTTCTCTTGACATTTTTTCTTCATAGCATTTTGGGCAAAACCAATGACTGGTTTTACCTGAAAGAGAAGAATATTCTATCAGAATATCTTTACGGAACTCTTCTTTACAATTAGAACATTTGCGTGTTATCTTCACACATATCACTCCTTATACTTTTAGTCTATATGAAGTATAGCATAGTTTACCTAAAAAGTCAAATATAAAACGAGGACGCCCTTTCGAGCGTCCTCTCCGCCTTTTCTACGCCTGGTAGATAGGCACATTCTCAATAGCCATTTCCATTGTCCGTCAGACCTAATATTACTCACGCGCTTTCATATTTAGGGCAGGGCCGTTCGTGTTTTTAAAATTGAGAATTACATAAGCTGTTTTACTTCATCAATAAAATATTCAACTAGTGATGATTGAGAAGGAACTGCTTGACTTAGTTTGAAATCTTCAGAACCAAATACTTTCTTTATAATATCCTTCATAATCATTAGATGCTGGTCTTTATTTTCTTCTCCACCCGCATCGAGATACTTTATCCAAATCTCTTTTGCTTCTGCCATTACTTCTTGGAATGGCCTGTCCTTGATTTGTACAATCTCGGTATGGTCAGTAACTTCAGCGCCATCCTTTTTCACGGCTTCATCAATAGCATCACCAATCGCATTTACAAGTTCCTGATAACCAAATTTAATTTTTGGCGCGAGATATTGATACCTACTTCCTGCGAATATCGTAGGTGTAGAACGAGTATATAAATATCTCTCAGAGGTGCCATCTAGGTTCATCTATACTTGTAAATAACCAATAATATCAACAATAGAATTGATGATTGTATATGCCTGATTGGGGAGGTCAGGGCATACAGCGGTAATAGCATTACCTTCTTCATCATTCATCTCTGTTGGCTTTTCCTTACTGTGCGCGATGAATAGAATGCCAAAGCCAAGTAAAGTAATTTCACGCCAGAACTCAGAGAACTCAGATTTTAACATATTCCATCCTTGTCCCCAAGGTACATCACGAATACTTTCAACATTTTCGCGCTGACAAATATATTTTTCACATAGTTGCCATGCGATAGAAGCGGTATCTACTACGATACTGTCATACATTTCCTTCGCTTGTGGTTTACGAAGTTGGGTTAAAACCTTTTTTGCGTCCGTCCAACGAAGTATTGGGACTGAACGTATTCCGGCAAGAGCATTGGTTCCCTGTTCAAAGTTAAGAAAGAGGGACCGAGGAAGTTGGCTACCAAATGTTGATTTACCAGTCTTAGGCTGACCATAAATCAACAGGAACTTTCCTTTCAAATCTCTTGAAATTTTTGATGGTTCAAGAGTAAAAATGTCAATATCAGCCATTTATCTCACCTCGTATTTGAATGGGGTAAGGCTATAAGCCTTACTCCCAATCATACTTGGTACTGGCAGAACCAGTGCTCGCAGTAGCAGTTGTAGCTTTCTTAGCATCAATCTGCATCTGTTCAATCTGAGCAAGACGAGCATTGTATCCCTTCTTAATTTCAGTTGGGTCATACGCAAACTCTTCGGGCCTCCCCTCATCATCGCCCTTTGTAATAACTAGTTCCTTAATGGTACGAGTGCTTACTTCTGGAATGTCCTCTCCCCAACTACTATGAGAACCAGACTGCTTTTCCTCAATAGAAGCAACACGGATACGACCAACAACACAATTTGTATCATTTACCTGCCAGTTATCACGAATAAATTCTACCGCCTCTGGATTTTCTACGACAAAGTTGAGAACATCTAGACGCCCACCATACTGTACAACCGCACCCTTAATATTCAGACGGCCAGTTAGTTCGCCTTCTCTATCAACTTCATCAGTAATATTCATAATAAAGATTTCCATACAGAATGTCGCAACATCTGCTGTCTTACCTTCATTTACAAAGGAGCTATCAATACTCCAATTATATACAACCTGTCCACTATTCTTACTTACAAAGTTATTTTCACGAATACGTCCAGCAGATGCGCTAATACGTACTGTATCAGCTCCGTCAATACCATATTCCTGCGCTGTCTTAAGTTTACGAACATTCTGAATAGACTGATACGCTGGATTGACTCCGCCCTTTGTGGTGAACTGAGTTGCGAACATACTTACAGGGATTTCAGAAACTTCTTCCTTTCCGCCATAAGTCTGCTTTACACGAATTGTTAAATTTGCCCTTTCATAAGGGGCACCATTCTTAGTCTTGCCACTTCCGAAAGTCGCGTCTAGTAGTTTACCAACAATTGTTACTTCATTCTTTGCCTGATCATTTAGTGTCTTCATAATTTTTATTTCTCCTACATATCTTTTTTTCTTTATTATATCTTAAATTATAATTGTTGTCAAATAAAAATTGGTGGCTCGTTTTATTGAGCCACCAAGTCAAACGCGAGTATTACTCAGCGGCCTTGGCAGCCTTTGCGGCAGCCTTCTCGGCGCGCTTGGCTTCCTTTTCAGCCTGCTTCGCGGCTTCTTCGGCTACTGGGTCATAGGTTAGACCAGCCTCAGTTAGAGTATGATAACTAATCACACGAGTCTTAGCCTTACGAGTCTCGGTAGCGGGCTCATCCTCGACAGTCTCCTGCCTAGGAGTAACTACATACCCCTTCTTGATTAGGGCGTTAATTGTTCCAGTTACAGCAGGAACAGAAATACCAAGATTCTTGGAAATGTCCTACTTAGAAAATTCCTTACCATAGTTAGTCTTTAGATAATTTAGTACTAGTTCACTATTCGCAGTCATAATTTTTTGTCTCCTTTTTTCTTATAAAAAATATTATTTATTTTGTAAAGCGGTAAGGAATTTATTTCCCTATCCTCTTTATATACATATTATATCACTAATTTTGGAAAATGTCAAATATTTATTCTTCAATCTTTCCAAAAAGTTCTTCTGCTAGTTTTGTAACTTCTTCGTCAGTTTGCGCTTCATCATTTATACGAGATAGTTTAGGAATAATAGCACTCTTATAACTTTCTAATGTCTTCTGAAGTTGCTGTACTTGAACCTCCATATTGCTTGAGACAATATATGCGGCAACAAGTAGTTTAGCAAAATCAGCCTTAGTTAGAGTAACATCTTCATTAGTATTGATTTTATCGTATAAATTTGCGTAGTCATCGCGCATTATTTCAGCCGTGCGCTTTCCTTCTAAATCATTCTGCTTTTCGTCATATTCCATTACTTTTTCCGCAAGGACTTCCGCGGCTTGAATAATGGCTTCAAAAAGTTTGAGATACATCTTATCCATTCAATTTCACTCCTTTTACCGCACGGTTGGTTAGTTTATATTCTTCATCTCCAACCAAATGCGCGTCTTTTACATATTCGCCTTCGCTCAATTTGATGGCTTTTACGCCCTTAGTCATTTTGCCAGTATATCCAATTTCACTTAGAGGATAACAATTATAATAGTTATTACTTCCAATAATTACAATCGCATCATCATCGTTACTACTTAGTATTGCTGCGATAAGATTATCACCATCTTCTAACTTAATGACAGGTGTGCCCTTCTTCGTTTTAGAAAGACAATCGCTTGTACTACTCTTTTTGATATAATTATTTTTAGTTACACAAGTTAGAGATAGATATGATGTAAATGCTAATGTGTCTGTAATAAGCAATACTTTTTCACTACCAATATCGAATACTTCGTTCGCACGATATTCTTTATTATATTTCAATTTTGAAATCGGTGTAGCATAAATTTTTCCGCTTGAAGTTATACAAAGAAGAGAGTTCAGATTAGTAGTAAAAATTTCTTTCTTTGTATGTTTCTTTACTTCTTCTTTCTTAGAAGCCTTAATAGTGCTATTGATTAGACTAATAATAACTTCTTCTTCTTCAATTACTTCTGGTTCTTCAGTCTCACCTAAAATATCAGTAATCTGAGTGCGGCGAGCATCACCAAATTTCTCAGCAACTTCATTTAAAATGCTTATAAGTTTTTCATCAAGAGCGGTAGGCTCAGATAATAAGTAGCGGCACTCCGCGATAAACTTTCTTTTTTCTGCCAGTTCATCAGAAAGTTTGATGCCGTCAAGTCGGCATAAGGCGGAGAGTTTCATGGATAAGATTGCCTCAACCTGTTCTTTATTGAATGGATACTTAGCCATGAGTGCTGCCGCCGCAGCACTTGGATTATCGCTTCCTTTTATGATAGCAATAAT